CCGTAAAGGATGCCTTCAGCGACTTCGTGCGTACTAAGGCTTATGGTGATGTCGGTGGTAATATGGCGTTCGCTCAGTTAGGAGAACTCGGTGGTGCGATGGCTTACACAGGTGGTCGCATCTTAATGAGTGCTATCCCGGAAATCTCAAGCGTATACCGGAAGATTATACTCGGCTCCCAGAAGCAAGAACTTGTTGAAGAGGTAGCCAAGAGAGCCTTCGGGGAAGACTTGATGAATCGTGTCTGGACTAACTCCGCATCCTTTGAGTCTCGCTCTTTCCGTGAGGTCTCAGAGTTAGGAAGTAAGATGGCTATGGCGGCTGACAAAGTAAATGAGGTCGCTAAGTTCGTGGGGAAACTCACCTCGACTGTGAACCGTCTACCCTACCTGACTGACCGGATGATTAATGAGGCTCGGACTTGGACTGTCCTAGATTCTATAGATTGGGCCAATGGTGCTAAGTTCGGTACTATCATTAAGCCTCGGAATCCATTCTCTGAGTGGAACCTGAAGGCTATTGGTGTTACTGGCAAAGCGGCTACGGATGCCTTAAAGAATGACATCAAGAAGTATATCGGAAGTGGTGTGGCTAATGATGCTCAGTGGATTAAGGACAATCCTGTGACATACTTCCAGTGGAAAATGCTCGTAGATAACAATGCTATGAGAGCCTTCCAGCAACATTCAGTAGGTAACATGCCTATGCTCAAGGAGGCCAACTGGTTCACTCGGATGTTCTTCCAGTTCAAGGACTTTACCTTCCGGGCTATCAATGGGCAGACCATGAGAGCCTTGACAAGTAGACAGGTTGACGATGTTTTGGCGGCTATGTTCTCTATGGGAACTAACATGTTGGCCTACGCAGGGTTGACTTATGGCAGGTCTTGGGCTAGGTTCCCAGAGGATAAAACCAAGCGTGAACAGTACCTCAAGGAGCAACTCGCTCCGTGGAGACTCGCTACTGCGGCGTTCTCTCGTGGTGCTATCACAGGGTCAATCCCCGGATTCATCACGGATGCCTATGAGATTGCTACTGGAACTCCAATGTTCCGTACAACCGTAGACAACACTCAGGCTCCCGGTAAGAAACCTCCGATTGCCAATAGTGCCAACTCTAAGGAGTACATGGGCAATCTGGCTGAGAACATGGTTAAGCAGTTACCTTCTGCTCAGACCGTGAATAAGTCCATTCAGTTCCCGGTAGCGGCCTACCATCTTGCTTCACATCAAGGCTCCAAACAAGATATTCAGGATGTCGTAAACGGCCTACCTCTCAATGGCTGGCTCGGTATGATGTACCTGACCGGAGAACTCAAAGACCACTCTAAGTTACCGGATAAGCCTCCCAAGAAGGCGGCTCCAACCGGAGTAAATATCTTGGATAAATTAATGAAGTAGAGACCTGCGATTCCGTGGGTCTCTTTCTTATTTCTTAAAGAAAGGTGAGTGATACTTTTGGCTAATACTCGTAAAACGATTGTGACCTATAAAGGGAATGGAACCCAGAAGGTCTTTGCATTTCCATTCGACTATCTGAGGAAATCCTTCGTTATGGTCATGTTTGATGGTGTAGGTAAGACCTATGGTGTTGACTATACCGTTACCAGTAAGCAGGTCGAGTTTACTACGCCTCCTGCCAATGGTGTTGTAATTGTAATTTACCGTGAGACAGCAACAGACCGTCTGGTTGCATGGGAAGATGCTTCGGTTCTCCGGGCCTCTGATATGACACTGTTTGAAGTTCAGTTGCTCCATCTTGCAGAGGAAACTCAGGATAAAGTGCAGGAGTCGGGGCTGGCTAAAGATGACTATGACGGAATCTGGGATGCCCGACTGACTCGTATCAAGAACGTCCTTGACCCTGTGGATGCTCTGGATGTTCTCAATAGGAGATATTTTGAGTCTGTTCAGGCAGGATTCATTCAGGCTTCTCAGTCTCTTGTTAATGAGGCTACTAACCAAAAGAATCAAGCGACTACTCAGGCTCAGCATGCGGCTACAAGTGCGGCTAAAGCGTTGACCTCCGAGAACAATGCGAAGACATCTGAGAACGCCGCTAAAACCTCTGAAACCAACGCAAAGACCTCAGAAACCAATGCGAATACCTATAAGAATAATGCCGCTGGTTCGGCTACCACTGCCACTACAAAAGCGACTGAGGCTACAAATGAGGCTAATAGGTCTAGGGACGAGGCGAACCGCTCTAAGACCGAGGCTGACCGTTCAAGAGATGAGGCCAATCGTTCTAAGGCAGAGGCAGATAGAGCGCAAGGTTATATGATTGAGATTCAGAACGGTGCTGGTTATACACGAGAGGTCGCAGATGCACGTTTCGCTCCTATCAATAGAGCATCTTTAGCATCAAACTTAACCAACTTCATTGATAGTGGTCTGGACTTCACTGCTTACAGTGGTCGTACCCTGACTATCAATGGAGGTAAAGCAAGTATCAATGACACTATCGTTAATGCGGTTGAACAAGGTCTACTATTAGACCCTCGTATGGCCTCCATCGTCTACCTCAAGAAAGATGGGACTATCGGCAAGGTAAATGCTGAGTTCCCTCAGGCCGATGGGAACACTATGCTCCGCTATGACCTCAGTTCAGGTACTCTTGCAGATACCTCAGGTAATGGTAACAACTTGAGAGTCTTCGGTAACAACGTAGAAATGACACCTACCGATTCGAGTGCTTATTGGTGGTGGGTAGATGGTTGGAAGGGATATGGCCTCCAGATGGACGGTGTGACTGCGAATACCTACCTTTGTAGTACCGCTGAAGTTCCTGCTCTCGGTGCTGGCGAGCGTGAGGTTCGTGTAGTATGGACTTGCGTTAAGAATCCTCCCGGTAACTCCGATATATTCTCCTTCGGTAAAAATAAAACAAACCAATCGTTCACTATACAAGTAAGAACCGATATGAACCTCTATGCGGTATTTGCAGGTAATGACAATAACACAGGGTACAACTTGGAGTACGGTAAAACATATTTCCTTGTTATGAACTATGATGGTCGTCATGTTCGCCTCTATGTCAACGGCGAGTTAGTATGGATAAGCGGAGCAGTGGGCCTTAACACGCTCAATAGTGTATTCTGCATGGCGAGATGGTGTGATAGTTCTGAGGTCACTCCCGGCATCTGGCATTATGCAGAGTTGAGAAATAAAATGTCTAAACCTTGGGAGATTGCTCGTATGGCAAACAAGGCTCTAATACCTACTCGATACGAGCGACCTATAATGACATACCTCGATACCTACGAACCTGGAGGAATCGAGTTACGACTCACTGAGGCTGGTGGTACTACTTGTGTTGACCAAATGAATAATCGAAACGGCTTAATCGTAGGCAACGTCCCGGTTGTTGAAACGGAGTACGGCGGCTATGGTCGTAGGTTTGATGGTAATGCCGCTAACTATATTTCTCTCCCCGGCTCTTACACAATGGGTAAGAATATGACAGTTATAGCGGTTGTTAAACGTGAGCAAGGCAACCAAGGACGTATATTCGGCAGTCTTGATACCTCTGGTACATTTTTTGTATTGTCCAATGCAAATGACTTCAATGCGCCTCTTGGTTTCTATAATGGTGGAACCTACTATGGCGCACAGAGTACCCTCCCTTGTAATAAGGTGTCGTTTGCCGCTTGGGTAATAAATCCGAACGATATTACCTTCTATGTTGACTCTCCTATTCCAGAGGTTGTCCCCGCGACAATCAATATCAGAACCTCGAATAACCTCTCAGTAGGAAGGGCATGGGACGGAAACGCTCCATTTGCTGGAACTCTCTACTACTTCCTCATGGTTCCTCGGTCTATGACACAAGCCGAAATTGCACGGTACTGCAACAAATTGATGAAGGGCGGATACTTCAACGATATTCGCACAGATGTACTTCCGGCTGACACCTTATCACTTGGTTTTGTTCGTACCGATGTAAACGCAGTAAGAGAAATGATTCCCGGACAAGTAAAACACGGAGTTCGTATAGGTGCATCTGGCGGAAACCGTAGGGTATTCCTCGGTTGGCGATGGCATGGTGGCGGTAATAGAGATTACATTTGGCAGATTCCGTTCGATACCGATAAGTATTCCACTAGGTTCGTCTGGAGACCACGCATGGAAATTTCTCGTGAATATGAAATCATGTCCTATATGTACGATGACACCTCTGCTGAACGTGGACTCCTTGAGGTTAGACATGATAAGGAGAGAGTCCAGATGCGTGTCCACAACTACATGGGATGGGATTATGATACCAACGGCGGTAACTGGAGAACTACTGGATATGTAGGCTGTTGGGTGGAGGTGGAGGACTAATGGACAGCCAAGAGTTCCGCAACGAATTGGTACGGTTGGCCCCTCCTGCCGGGGTCTCCGTGACCTCGTTCTTTGGAGTACCTTTGTCTGACTGGGTGTATATCGCAACCATCATCTACATTCTCATTCAGTGTGGTTGCTTGCTCTATAAGACTTTCAAAAAGAAAGGAGACCAATAGTATGCTATTAAGAAACAAAATAATATGCCTCGACCCCGGACATGCTGGCCCCGGTGTTGACCCCGGCTGTGTTGGCCCTAACGGAACTGACGAGGCTACAGTTGCTTGGGATATTGCGAATCGTGTTGCCGCTGTCCTTCAGAATCGTTGGGGAGCGGCTATTATTATGACCAAAAGGGATGTAGTGGATGCTCCCTCGGACTCCCTGAGTTACCGTACGGCTATAGCCAATAATGCAGGTGCAGACATCTTTGTGTCTATCCATCTGAACGCTGGCTCCCCTACGGCTCATGGAACCGAAACATTCTACTTCGCTGGAAGTAATGCAGGGTACAACCTTGCTCAATCCATTCAGAACCAGTTGGTCGCTTGCTTGGGCCTGGCTGACCGTGGACTGAAACCTGCCAACTATGCTGTCCTACGCCTTACCGATATGACCGCTGTGTTGACTGAGGTATGCTTCTTGTCGAATTACGATGAGGAAGAATACATCAACCGTGACGATATTCGCCAGAAGGCCGCAGAAGCAATCGCACAGGGGATTGTAGATTACCTTGTGACTAACTAAGGAGGTGTTCCTATGAACGCTAAGATTGACCCGAAGTTACTTGACCTCTTGGCTAAACTAGAGGTCGATGCGCTTTTGGAAGGGCTACAAGACCCTGAGATGCGGAGGAACCCTTCATTCCTTGAGAAAGTGAGGAAATTCCTGAAGGAGAACCAACTGAGGACTTCACCGGAGACTCCGGGTGTCAAGAAGATTCAACAAAGCGCGGAGGATATTCCTATCTTCGATGACTTGGAGCCTATGAACTAAAATGCTCCACTGGACGGAAGAACAGGTGCAAAAGGCATGGGAGGACTTCCGTATCTTCGTCTATATCGTATGGCGAAGCATCGGCCTCCCCTCGCCTACTCCCATCCAGTATGACATCTCGAAGGCTCTCATGAATCCTCCAAGTGACCGCTATATTATCCAAGGGTTCCGCGGGGTAGCCAAGTCGTTCCTAACGTGTGCCTATGTAGTATGGCGGCTATGGAAGAATCCTCAGTTAAAAGTTCTCGTTATCTCCGCATCCAAAGACAGGGCCGATGCGAACGCTGTGTTCATTAAGCGTATCATTCAGACCCTTCCGTTCCTACAAGACTTATTACCAAAGCCGGGACAACGTGATACTCAGAATCTCTTTGATGTTGGCCCTGCTGTTCCTGATATTTCTCCCTCGGTAAAATCCGTGGGTATCACTGGTCAAATTACAGGTTCTCGTGCTGACGTTCTTATCGCAGATGACGTTGAGGTTCCGAACAACTCCGGGACTCAGGTTCAACGTGACAAACTCGGTGAGGCCGTAAAAGAGTTCGATGCTATCTTGAAACCGGGAGGACAGATTATTTATCTTGGTACTCCGCAGAACGAGATGAGCCTATACAACGAACTCCAGAAGAGAGGCTATTTGACAATCATATGGCCTGTGCTTTACCCTGAGACTCCCAAAGACCGGGAGTTCTACGGTGAACGCTTGGCTCCTATCATCGCTGAGAAATACGATGAAGACCCTCAGTATTGGGCCGGGAAACCGACTGACCCTCAACGGTTCAATGAGGAAGAAGTTGAGAAGCGTAGGCTGTCTTATGGACGTGCTGGCTTCGCTCTCCAGTTCCTATTGAATACTAACTTGAGCGATGCTGAGAAATATCCATTGAAAGTACAAGACCTAATAGTGGCAGACCTTGACCCAGAGGAGGCATCCTTGAAGTGGTCATGGTGTTCTGAATCCTCTAAGAGACTGCATGAGGTTCCCTCTGTAGCACTCAAAGGGGATTATTTTTATTCTGCTTTATTACGCTCTGAGGAGACCGCTCCGTACACCGGGACTGTGATGGCAATAGACCCTTCGGGCCGTGGGAAAGACGAGACGGCCTACGCTATCATCAAGTATCTAAATGGCTACCTCTTCTTGATGGAGTTGGGTGGTTATAAGGATGGTTACTCAGATGCTACCCTGAGAGCCTTGGCTACCAAAGCGAAGTTCTACAAGGTCAATGAGATTATCTACGAGGCCAACTATGGTGATGGAATGTTTGGGCAGTTACTAAAGCCTGTACTCAACCAGATTCATCCTTGCATCGTGAATGAAGTAAAACACTC